GTGTTTTTTTTTTTTGCGCATTTAAATCCGCTGATTCGATTACTACTTTAAAGAAGAATCAACAAAGAAACTTTAAAGAGGGTGTTTTACCAAAGAATTTAAATTGAAAACATGCGGGAAAATTGAACTTTGAAGAAGCTCAATACCAAGCATAATTCAAAGGATTTAGTCTATTCGGGAGATCAATATTTCCTAACTCTCCGAAATATAGCGCATCTAGGTATTCCCAAGATCGCACATCAGGTAAGACCTGATTTCGTACTGCCCAATAATCAGTACACTGTTGTAAAATTTTATTATAATAATCTTTTCCCCAAGCATAGGCAAGGTGGATTGCCTCTACACAATTATCTAATGAAACCAATATCTTATCATCAAAAGGTGTTCGTATCCAATTGGGAATATCCTGTATCATTGCCTTTTCAAGAGCGGCCAAGTAAAAACCTGGACCACGAGTAGGATGGGGAATAAAATAACATTTAAGAAAAGTAGCTTCAGCAAGGGTGGTATATAATCTTATATTACCACTCTTATCCGCGTCAGTGTACTTAATGTTCTGAAAGGCTAAAATTTCACTTAATATTTTATTATTAAATTGATCTTTAATTGAAGGAGTCAACGAGAATATAATGTCATCACCATAAACAAACATACATATATGTTCTCGCATACAGGCTAAATCAGATAAAACAGTATTCTCAAAACGTGTTAACCACGCTAAACGAATATATAAAAGATTAACTAAAGAATTAATAATTACAGTGACCATGGACCCTGAAGGGGACCCACAGAGTGTTTGAAAAATAGAATCCATATTAATCTCATGTGAAAAAGCAAAATTCTCCAAAAGAGTATAACGTACCAAATCGTCCTCTTCGAGTCGTTCTGTGTCTACATTTTGATAATAATTATACCAAGCATTAATTATTTCACCACAAGCAAGCACGAGGTCTGGATCAAGCCCAGGTCCAAAACCAGAATAGTCTCCACAGGCTATATATTCACCTTTCAAAAGCAAATCCACAGCTAGTTTTGACCATTCTACTCCTCTAATATTCATACCAACAGCTAAACCTACCTTAGGATTACGCCCATTAGTCTGAATAGCTGAAATAAAATCCATAAAATACCTTCGACCTTCAACTGTCTGATCAAGGGGGGATCCATTAATTAACCG